AGATATTGCAGTGCATTTAATATTAGATTTTATTTCTTCTAATGTTATTCCATATACTTATGATAAAGATTCAATAAAAGCTATAAAAGCTAATAGGGAACATTATATAAAAGTTTTAAATGAAATTGAAAAGTTATGAGTAAATCAAAAGAAAAACTACCAATACCAAGAGATAGAAGTTATTCAGAATTGTTTATCGAAACTGCAAATAGATTAAACAAAGATAAAAAACTTCCATACCGAGGTAGAGAGTACACGATAGGAATCGTTCAATCTCATGTTTATGGGAAAATTAAAGACCCACAAGTTCAAGAATATTTAAACATCATAGCAAATGAATGGTATAGTGCCCAATGACCCAAAGTGGTTAGAACAACAAGAGATTCTCTCTAATGCCCATTGGGAGCAAATATTTCAACTTTTAGAGTTTATGGTAAATGATATATATCCAGATGACTTTGATGAATTGAGCCCAAGTGGAGATGTTAGAGATTATTTTAAAGCAAAATATCAAGTAACTTTTAAAAACTAAACCAAATGAACACACCCGACATTATTGAAACGCTTAAAGATGACAACGAATACTACAATGGTGTAGGCCGTAACTATCTATCTAATTCAGACATTGGTATCTTACTTAGGAACCCTAAGATGTTTGGAGTGCCAACTGAAAAGACTTTGGCAATGTTGCAAGGGAATTACTTTCATACTGCTTGCTTAGAGCCACACAAATTAAAGGACTTCCCATTAGTTGATGCCTCCACAAGAACAACAAACTTATACAAAGATGCTTGCAAGGATAGAGGATTAGACTTTATGCTTTTAACTAAGGAGGCTGAAGAAGTAGATTGGATGGTTAAGGCTTTAAGAAACAATCGTGAGTTATCTAAATTAGTTTGGGATAATGGTTGTAAATACGAAGTTCCTATTACTGGAGTTATAATGGACTTACCATTTAAAGGTAAAGCAGATGTAATTAATGGAGATGTTATTTATGATTTAAAGACAACAACTTCATTGGATGACTTCAAGTATTCAGCTAAGAAGTATAACTACGATTCCCAGGCTTCAATCTATCAGCAATTATTTGGTAAAAAGATGGCATTTATTGTTATCGAAAAAGGGACAAATCGTTTAGGATTCTTTCAATGCTCAGATGAGTTTTTAGAGAATGGTTGGACTAAGGTTGCTAAAGGTGTTGAGGTTTATAACAACTTTTTTGGGGTAAACTCTTACATGGACATTAATCAATATTACATTAACTCTTATCTATTTTAAAATGAACGCACAACACAAATTCAAAACAAATCAACTTGGTTTAACTTATACCGAATGGGGTATGAATTTAGATTATCAACTTCAATTAAACTACAAAAAACTTTATGGCAAAGAACCTAAATCAACACGAACAAGCATTAAAAGACAATCGGGAAGTAATTATCAAAATGCTGGAAGAATATGAAGAAGCTAAGAAAATTCCTAATTGCAATCCCATTAGTGTTATTGCTCACAATTATTTTGTCATGGAGTTCAAAATCTCAGAAGATGAACACGCAAACACCCTTGGTATATGAACAAGATGAATTTCAAGAAACTTTTCATGATGATTTTGATTCTTCTTATGTCTTTTATGGTTGCAAGTACAATACATTTAAAATAAACCATAAGTGCAAATGAGAATTAGAGGCAAGACACTAACCCAAGATGAACTTAATTGCCCAGTATGCAATTATGATTATTCAAAAACAAACCTTGCTAAAAGGTTCTTTAAGGTTGGTAATATTTTTTCAATCAGTTTTAATTGTGAGTGTAATAGCAAATTAATACTTAGGTCAATGTCAAACTACATGAAAATTTATGATGCAACAGAAATGCGTAGAAAGCAAAACTTAAAAGCTAAAATGAATAGAATTAAACTCAAAGAAAATGGATGAATCTAATCAAGATGAATACTATCGAATGGCAATTGATTGGGCTACTAATTTTATTGAAACAAAAGAGCCAATGATTGATTTTAAATGTTATGATAACATTGTATTTCATAATTCTCATGAATCATTATCAGTTTCAATTACAAGATTGAAATTTTCGAAAAACAGAGAGCAATTTGCTTCATTTATTAGAATTAAAAAATTTAAAGACTGGTATAACGAACAACACAATGAAAACAAAACAATTAGCACTCGGTGATTTCTTACAAGAACTTTTAAGCAAGTTTCACTACGCAATTAAAGACCAAGAATTACTTGATTCACTTAATGAAACCAAGCTAAGTGGAACAGAAGGTTTAGAATTAATTTACCATATTGATAAACCAATTGCATTACCACAAATTCCAAAAGTTAGTGCTCAAGAGATTCTTCAAGAAGTCAATCAAAAGGATGAGCATTTCAATAAGTTTTGGGAAATGTATGATAAAAAGATTGGCACTAAGGATGCAAGGACAAAGTTTTTAAAGTTACCTATGAAAGATATTGAGAAAATATTTGAAACTTTGCCACACTATTTAAAATCAACACCTGATATTAAGTTTAGAAAGCATCCTGTAACATACCTTAATCAACGCACTTGGGAAGATGAAGGGTACATCCAAAAGATGATTATCAGACCACAAACTTCCAACCCTTTTAAGTTTTAATTATGAAACACATAATCCATAAATCAAATATTATTAATGATGATTATACTAAGTACATTTATGAATCTTATGATATTCAAAATAAAGAATTTACAAGTGTAGAAATAAATCACCAATTAGAAAATTTAGATTCTTTTGATTGGAATATTATAGTAGTTTTTGGAGGTAGTGGTAGTGGTAAAAGTTCTATTTTAAAATCTATTGGTAATTTAAAAGAAGTTGAATTTGACAATACAATTTCATTAATATCTAATTTTAATTGGATTGAACCAAAAGATGCAACGCATTTATTAACATCAATGGGTTTATCAAGTGTTCCAACTTGGTTAAGACCTTTTAATACATTATCGAATGGAGAACAATATAGAGCAACAATTGCTTATTTAATTGGAAAAGCAAAAGATGATGAAATTATTTTAATTGATGAATTTACATCAGTAGTAAATAGGGATGTTGCTAAGTCAATGAGTTTTGCAATTCAAAAATATATTCGAAAGCATAATAAAAGAGTCATTTTTGCCTCTTGCCATTATGATATATTTGAATGGCTAATGCCTGATTATGTTTTATCACCAGAAAAAGGAGGCACACTTGAAAGAGGTGAATGGCTTAGGCAAGGAAAGCCAAAAATTGAATTATCAGTTCATAGATGCAAACCTAAAGTATGGGATATCTTTAAAAAACATCATTATTTAACTCAAGATGTAAACGATGCTTATGTATTTATTTTATTTGAAATTAATAATAAACCTATTGCAATATGTGTAATAGGATACCATAGTGGTCATAATATTAAACCATCTTTTAGAGAAAGTAGAATTGTAGTTTTACCTGATTATCAAGGTATGGGATTAGGGAGTAAAATATCAGAATTTATAGGTGGAATTTTAAAAAATAGTAATTATAATTATTACACAAAAACAACAAATCCAGCTTTAGGTGAATATCGAAATAAAAATAGTACATCTTGGTTAGGGACAATGCACAATAACAAATCAAGAGATAAAAGTAGTAGTCCAGCATATAAAAACCTTAGATTAGTTAAATCTTATTGCCACAAATATATTGGCAAGCCAATTGAAGGATATAATGAAATTTTATTACCTATTGATAAATTGAGATACAAAGAAGAACACAAATATCAATTAAATTTATTTTAGTAAAACAACAACACTATGAAACAAGATAAAGTAGCATTTACCGATTTAGATGCTGAAAGAGAAATTTTAGCACTTCTAATGAATCACCCAAACTACACAAAGGACATCCAAAAGATAATCAATCCTGATGTGTTTCACTTTAGCACAACTAAGGCAGTATATTTGACTTGTGTTGAATTGTTTTCCGAAAAAGGTACATTCACTCAGTCTGATATTATTATTCGCTTAAAATCAAAAGGAAGCAATGATTGGGTAGATGTTATGATGGCATCTACAACAAGAACTCCAATGAATGCTCAAGAAGTAATTTACTACTTAGCAGAACTTAAAGGGAAAAGAGATATTCTTGCAATGAGCAGAGAGGTTAATAATTCATTAGTTAATGGTGAAGATTATTTCTCAATTATTGACAAGATTAATAAAGTTACATCTACCGATATTATTCAAAATGACACAAATGAAGTTATGGACATGAAGTCTGCTTTAAGTTGTGCAGTTGAAAATATCGGGGATGTGATGACTAATGGTAGCTTATCGGGAGTTCCAACAGGATACAATATCTTAGACAATGTTACAGGTGGTTGGCTAAAGGGTAATGTTATCTTGTTTGCAGCACGACCTGGGCAAGGAAAGACCATTTGTTTGCTTGAACATTCACGATGTGCAGGAGAGATGAACAAAAAGGTACTATTCTTATCCTTAGAGATGCCTGTTGTATCTTTAATTTATCGAATGATTAGTGGTCAATTAGATGATTCAACTCCTTACTCTAAAATTAAAACAGGTCGAATAGACATTAACCAATTTAGCAACATTCAAAGGAAAGCAGTTACTAACCTTGAAAAGTTACCTATTACTTGGTATGATGGAGCAAACCGAGATATAAATTACCTATCCACTTTGATACAAAAGATTGTTCGAGAAAAGAATATTGATATGGTTGTAGTAGATTACTTACAACTTATAACAGATAGTTCTATTAGGAGCAATGATGAAACGGCAGTAGTTGGCTCAGTTTCCAAAAAGATTCAACAATTAGCCAAGAAGTTAAATATTCCTTTCTTATGTGCAGCACAATTAAATCGCCAATCAGAAGGGAGAAACTCTCACAGACCAAAGCTATCTGACTTGCGTTCTTCGGGACAAATAGAACAAGATGCTTCAGTAGTTATTGGTTTATACCGAGATGATTATTATAAGTATGAGAAAGCTAAAGAAGAAGGCAATAACAATGTAGTTTTTGATAATGTAATTGAGTATATCTTTATGAAGAATAGAGATGGGGATACAAGAACTGCTGATTTATTTATAGATGTAGCAACAAGCAAGATTAGGGAATTAAACCCAGCTTATACATCACCAGGATTTTAATTTGATTTCATAGTGTTTAGTTGAATACCCATTGACTTTGTTGGTGGGTATTTTTGTTTATAAAAGCAAAAGTCGGAGATATTCCCCGACCTTGCTAACCAAACCACAACACCCAATGAAACACGATGAACGCGTAACAAAGGTATTAAAAAATATGTGTTATCCTACAAATTTGCCCATGCTCTTTTGAGTGTAAAAATCCTTCAATAGCTTTTACCCCTCCAACACCATAACCGTTGCGGTGATGCCATGAATCATTGCCACTTGGGCTTCTTAGAGATTCAATAGTTATACCGATTAAATCTTTTGATGTCTTATGGTGAACATGGTGTGTGTAAAAATATCTATGCTTAGTATCACCCCAATCCTTCTTAGCCTCCTCAGCCATTAACAATCCTAAGTCAGCCTGTTTAGCACCATCACCATGCGTAGTGCCAATAAGATTTTCAAAGTATCTATAATATTTACGATGTGCGATTGAGCAATCAAATGTGATATTGTTAGAATGTCTAAACCAAGACTTGATTGCATCAGCCAAAAAGAAACCATTTGTATAATCATGATTAGAAGGGTTAAATACTACATGAACATCTGCAACACTTGTTAGCTTCTCAATAACTTCAACATAAAGTTGTTTAGCCATTAAAAAGTTGTCATACCACATTTGGCAAACATCTTGATTAGTGCCAGAGGTTGTTGTGTTACGAGGTGAATCTACATGGAGAATATCATTTCCGATAACTAACATTATTTGGTCAATGTTAAATCCTTTTACCTTTTGTAGAATACCTTCTACACCTTCATGAACTCTTTTTACTGCAATATGAGAATTATAATCTTCACCTGATTCAAAAGCAGTAGCTAATTTACCAATGTGAACATCAGCAGGGTCTACTACAAGTAAATGTCCATCAACTAAGAAATCTCTTTGAATGTTTGGATACTGAGGAGAGTGAGCATCCATCATTTCAATGATTTCGTCTCTTAAATTCTCATAAGTTACTTGGTTTTTATCTAAGCGAACTGCAACTGAATAATCCTTAGTTTTATCCCAATACAAACTAACACCATTTAGGTCAATACCTCTTTCTTGACAATGTCTTGCAAGCCCTGGATTATCTTGTTCTCTTGCTAATTTCAACTCTAACCTTTGCATACCCTTTCGGATTGTTTCAGGATTGTAATCAGTACCTTGAACTGCTTTTCTTGAAGCCTCTCTTTTGCCTACACCACCCTTGTTAAATATCGCAAGTGCATCTGATACAATTTGCGTATAGGTTTTCTTTTCCATTAAGTTTATTTAGGAAATATGATACGGAAGTAGATATACAATCCGATTATAAGTGTTTCAATTACAATTGTTATTAATGCCCATTGTGGGATAATGTTTGTGCGTACAAATTTTATAGTAGCATCCTTACTATTTAATAGTGCTGACTTATACTTAGATTCATACACATTTACAATTGAATCAATGTTAATAGTAGCTTGAATATTGCCATTTAAAGAACGAATTATCACCTTGCCTTGTGGTAGGTTAGTTTTGTAATAAAAGTCCTTTAAACCCAAAGAATCACATGGATTTTGGATTGTTACAGTATCATGTACAGAACGATAAATAAATCTATCTACATTACGAGTAAAAGTATCCACTTTAATGGTTTCTTTTATTTCAGTAATTTGCTTAGTTGGCTTACAAGAGCAAACCGTTACAATTAGTAACGATATGAATATTAAGTGTTTCATATTTTTGCAAGTTGGAAGTGCATACCATCTTTTCTTGTCCATGTTCCACCCCAATCAAATCCTGATGAAGTAAAGCATTCAACAAATTCTTTGGATAGCTTAGGTGTTTGATTAAGACCATTTTCAAAGGCATTTACATCTACGGCTATTGCCCAAGAGTGTAAACTCATTGAAGTTAAACCACGCATCTTGCGTATGTTAAAGCATCCATCCCAGGTTTTAAGTTCTTTAACACAACCTGTTGAGATTAGTTTCTTAAAAGCATTACCTAATGGCACAATCATATCCTTATTGCAATATATGCGTTTAGGAATGATTCCTATTTCTAACTCTGTTGGGACATCCCAAAGAACTAAGTGTGGATTACTTGCACTCGGTTCACCATACTTTTTTAATGCTTGTTTTGATGTTACCATTGGTGTTGGGTTTAAATGAAATAAGCTACACGAGGTAGCCTATTTAACTGGTTCTTTTGGTTTTACTGTTTTAGCTTTACGACCTTCATCGAACTTATCTAACTTATCTTCTAAACGAGATATAGTAGAACGCAACTCTTGATTTTCTTTTGTAAGCAATTCGACTTGCTCAGTTAGTTTTTCAACTTTTAAAGTCATTGTTTCTGCCAAGTCTTGCCAAATCTTCACCGCCTTATCTACATTATCAAGTTCACTACCTTTAACCTCTACATTCTCTTTTTTTTTGCCTGTAAAAAAAGCTACTACACCGACTATTGCAGTCCATATAGCAGTAAAAGGGTTAATTATATTTTCTAAGTTATTATCCATTACGATTCAGGAGTTATCCAAGGAAGTGGAAGAACAATAATAGGTGGATTTATTTGATTCTCAATGTCAGCAACTAATGCACTATCAATAGCTTCTACATCAAGACCAGCATCTAACCAAGATTCAACTTGTGTTTGTGTAAGGTCTGGATAAGAAGTAAAATCAGTTTCGCTTGGAGTAGCACAAGCCATTGAGCCATAAGATTCTGCAATGAAAGTACCATCAGTTGCGTTTCTTCTCCAATGTACAGTAGAAACTACATCTTGTAAGCCATCTTCTTGAGGCTTAGTATCCAATTGCATTATAATCCACTTAAATTCTACCGCCATATTATTATAGTTCTACTTCTTCTATTTGTTTAAATGTTACTCCACTAACCCACCCATTTAAAAATGGATAAGCATCTAATCCTTCTGGATTAATAACCGCAATAGGAGTGAAATCAATATCAGCTAATAACAAATCTTTTAATTGCTGATTGAGTTTCTTAACCCCATCTTTAGTAAAATGATATTCACCTTTTTCGTTTAATAAAAGATTACCATCCTTGTCTACCGAAGCATTATCTAATCGTAATTCTTCTTTCTTTTCATTAAACTCATCAAGATGCTTCTGGATTCTTTCTCCAATCTTAATTAATTTCTTTTGACCTTTTGTTTTCCCTTCGCCTACTGAGGCATTTAAGAATTGTACAAGTGTCATTAATTCTGCGTTAGTTTTCATTTTATTTTGGATGTTTATGTATTTGAATGAGCAAATATAATAATAATTATGAATTATGTTGCACTTGTAGACCTTTTAACAAATCCATTAGCATCTACAAACAAATCTCCAACAATTAAACCACTTGTACTTGTATCTCCAATATTAAGCTTACCAGTTGTTCTGATTCTTGAAGCTTCAATTCTTAAATTACCAATACCTGATAAATTTATTGAACTAATTGATATTCTTGCATACCCTGATTCACTATCTCCTAAGAATTGTATTTGACAACCATTCCCTCCAGACCAATTAACATTTGCTCCACTATAAGCTCCCGAATCTCCCGATGGAGAAGCAAATAAAGATGAATTACCAATTGTTTGAGATGCGGTAAATATAGGCACAGTAGCATAATTACCGCTACCACTAATGTTACCTGTACCACCACCTGTACCAATTGCAGTACCATTTACTTTAAATGTTCCTGTAATATTAACATCTCCATTAACTTGAAGAATACCTCCTCCACTAACTCCTGTT